AATGTGAGCGGCTGGTTGTGTAACACCTATACCAACTTTACCGGAACTCAGAATTGTCATAACACTAGTATCCACGGCGTAATCGGCATGTCCCATTACAATATCAAGTCTACTATGTGAAGTTCCGGCGCTCTTTTCATGCTTCCCTAAATGAAACGCAGCTTTCGCGGCATGTTCAGAGCCGGTACCCTCTCTAGATAGATGCAACACGGGTACTAATTCTGTAGTACTCGTAATAGGTTGTGCATTACTGACTACTAGCGGTATTCCCAAATGATTATACCCATTCTTTCTAGTGACTTGATTATTTATGAATGTAGTCAATCCGTTTACGTGGAACGTACTCTCGGGTGTTTGAGTGTTAATACCTACATTACTTGATTCCAATATGGTCAATTTTGGTGTACCCATATTGGGTGTGGTACTCGCATAAAAGTTGAGACCCTTACCTGTTCCAACGATATTTTCAACTTTGTTTTCACCTACCACTGGGTTAGAATACACCTGCATGGCAGTGTTCCCCGTTGATCCCCATACGTTACCATATACAACAGAATTGCTCCCCATCACAAATACATTCCCATTAATCGTGAGTGCTTTCGTGGGATTTATTATATTAATACCAACTTGACCACCAGGTGCAATGCGCATTCTCTCAGCATTTTTAGTTTTGAAGCGGATGTTTTGATGAGTATTAGATGTACTCGCACCATATATCTCAATGGAACTCACGTTTGAGGAAGTTGGTCCAGATTTGAGGATAAGTGGATTTACAAGACTATCACCACCGTATCTATCACTATGGACCATTATATTAGATGTTGAACTAATAGATCCTGTAATAAGATTTGTTGTCACGGTGTTCCCAACTATAGTGAGTGTATTTGCAGCGGTTAAATTGACATATAACTTATTTCCAATAGATAATGTATCACTGGGTGCCACATTAGATATACCTGACGTTTCTGTACCTGTTGTGCGTAAACCATTTACTTTCACATTACTGTTAAAAGTAGCAACTGTTTGATTAGTTGTATCTATTATAATTATATCATTACCAATTGTAACATTTGATCCAATTTTAAGACTTTGTGTGAAAATGTTACCGTGGACTTCTAAAACATTTGATCCTGTATCTTCAACGAAGAGGTTAGAACCCACACAGAGGTCGTGTGTTGGATATATATTTGCTACACCCACTGCATTTGACGTATATATATCACCGAATATGTGAAGATTTGTAGATAGCGTATCATCTACTGTGAATGATGAATCCAACGGACCACCTGTCGTTTGGAACAAAGTCATTTCCCTCCCTCTAGGACCACCTCTAAAACCAAAAGCGACATTTGATTCATCTCTATCATGTGTAAATAGTAACGTTGGGTCATTCGTACCATCATTACCTTCACCGAATGTGATAGTTGTATCCTCAACAACAAGGTTAATGACACGTTCATATGTCACCGTTTCAGATACATAAAGATTACCATACATTCGGGTGTTGCCATAAATATACATACCACCATCAACTGTAACATTACCTGTGATCACAGCTACATTATTGGGGTACTCGGCGCTACCCCCATTCGCATCACTATCAGTTATTATTACGTTTGAACCAAGACTTAATTTCTCTGTTTTCATACCACCGCTTACTACCAGAATGTTAGATGACGTACCATCCATTATAAGATTTGACCCAAAAGTAAGTTGGTCGTTGATAATCACATTTGTGACCACGAGGTTACCACTTACTGTCATGAGATCACGACCGGTTAAATCAACACTTACTTTTACATTTGCGTTCTCGTTAATCTGAAAAGCATTCGTTGGATTAGTTGTACCCACAGAGAGCTGATTATTAATGAATATACGATCCGCTGCACCAGAAGCTTTTAGATTCCAAACAATAGCATCATCCTTATCAATAAAAAGTTTATCACCTACAGAAAATTGTTTCGTTGGTAGAGCGTTTGATAGAGCTAGACGACCTGTTACTCCATCATTCGCTACGAGTTTAATTTCATTCGCCTCAATCTCCCTAGTTAAAATACTGTTAACACCTGTAAGTGTTTCACTCTCAACGGGTTCTGCTTCTAGACTGGCAACATAGATTTGTTCGAACCTAGCCGTTCTTCCCATTTATATATTAGTTTCCGAATAAAATTCCAGCTAAACCATCCTTGATCCTGAGGACATTGTAATTTGTAGCATATACATAAATATCTTTTTGGTCTCCTCTAAGATTACCCTTTTCTACACCACGTAATATGAGTTTGGCATTATCAAGCCTACTAAAATTGCAACTACCTGATGGACTGTAATCTGATACATTTAGACCAAAGTGATATGCATAGTATCTCGTATACATGAGATCCTCAGAATCAACTCTAAAGTCAGTTACACCATATTTAGACTTGTAATAATTTTGTACTGTGTGAAAATAAGTTGGTGACATATTTTCAAGTAATGGTGTACCATTAATGTGTATATCAGCATTTTTAAACGTAAAACGGTCATTTGTGGGATCAATACTAGTTGCACTATATCCAAAAAATATAGATTTAACTGGGTGATTCAAGTAAGATAGGTCCAAATCATTATAACCACCTGACTCTATCTGGTTATTGAATACATTAGAGAGGGGGTATTCTACCCTTTGTGTTTGTGTAATGACAAAATCCATCTGTCTTCCTACCATTGATTCTCTCTCATCCTTGTCCAAGTATATATAGTTTCCATACACATTGATTCTTTTTTGAGAATCATTATACCCGGATAAACTATTCGCATCAAAATTAATTTTAACTTCAACCTGATGATGTGTGAGTCCTACTAGGGGTAAAAATGCACCATGATCACAGAAAAAGAAATGAAGTGGTTGAAAATTTCTATTCGATACACTTGTTTTATTTGTAAGTTCTTGGGATTTTGTCCATGTTTCTGCGAGATAATTGGGCCATATATCGGCATAATAGTCATAATGTTGAGAATCTATTTTTTGACCTCCTATATAAAGATCAATTGTTGAGTTATAAAGAAGATTTGAAGATACATTTGAGTTTCTCTCAAGACCCTCAAACCATAAACAATTTATAAGGTCACCTAAAACGGGTACTGTAAAAACTGGATCCTTATCTGAAATAGTTTTAATCAACTTGGGGGTTTGAGAAAAGTTTGTATGCCGAGTAAACTTCATACGAAAAAAAGAATGTCCCTCCTCGCTATTGAGATAAACATCTTGTACACCTCTAGAAACAAGTTGAATTAATGCACCAGACATTTAATTATTGTTTAGATTATAAAAACAGACACTTTCCCTGAGGGAAGTCCTCCTTCTTTTCCTCAGTTAATTTACCATGTATTTTGAAACCACCTTGACGATACACCTTAACCCTTTTGTAATACATGGCCGTAAAGAATGACCATGGATCATGGATGTCATAGATGTGTGGGTTGTTCTTCTTCCCCTTCGTCTCTCTCATGATACGACCAATACTTTGGGTGATATCAGATTTGGGGGAGGCCAAAATAACCGTATCTAGGGTTGGAATATCTAGACCCTCGTGGGCTTGACTGAACGTGGCAAATATAATCTTCTTCTTAGATGACTCTTGTAAAGCTGCTTCTTTCATACCACCCATATATAGACCCGAAGTATTCGGAAAACACTGATGGAGCATCTCACAGTGTTGTCTACGGTCACTTAGGACGAGCAACTGCCTCGTACCAACTGAAGCCTTCTTCACGAGATCCACGAGCATTTGATTCCTCATCCTATCTTCAACAATTTCGGTGATCATATTTGGCATTGAGACTTTTCCATTTCTCATAGAGGGGGGTGGGTTCCTGTAATTGAATGTTTCGTATGTTATAGGAAACACCTCAACCTGTTCCTGATTCTTCCTCTCAACCGCAAAGAATGTGGGACCCATGAACCAATGGAGTACCTTGGTGAGTCCATCCTTTCTCTCAGGAGTTGCTGAGAGACCATAAATGTGCTTGGGACACATCTTGAAGAGACTCTGACTAAATACCTTTGCACATATGTGATGGGCTTCATCAACTATGAGGGTTCCCACAGAATCAAAGTCACTGAATGAATACTCTTTGAGGGAGAGAGACTGAAGCATAGCAATCACAAAGTCACAATTTACCTCCTTCTTGTCTTGTTGAACGATGCCAATTGTGGCACCTGGACAAAACTGTTGGATGCGTTCTCTCCATTGATCTGCCAAAAACTGTTTATGGACGACAATCATCGTACGGTACCCCAATTTACAAGCTATAGCCAAGGATACGGTCGTTTTGCCGTAGCCGCATGGTAAAGAAAGGACCCCATGACCTGCTTTAATTCCTGCTGTGAGTGCTTCGTTTTGGTGTGTCGCATCCCTGAGTTCCCCGACAAACTTGGCGTTGGAACGAGCTGGTTCGGGTCTCTTATCTTGGGTAGGCTCTCCAAGTTTAGCAGTTCCGTAGAATCTTGGAACACACACTCCATTCTTAGCTGGTCTGAAAACTTTGAAAGGCGGTGGAGGAAATCCATAATCTCCGTTGACAATAGGTCTTACCGTAAGGTCTTTTTTAATTTCTTGAATAGGACCCGCATCCACGATATAACCAGTTCTTGTCAACATTTATTATATTAAAGAATTAAAGCTTTATATAAATATAAAATCATGCCTGTGAATGTAGCTGAAAACATTGAGCGGATAACTGCTTCTAAAGTCAAAATACAGGGAGATATTACTAGTTTGGAGGAACATATAAAGTTTGCTAAAGAAGAACTACTCCGAATGGACGGGTGTCTAATTTGTTTCAATGGGTTTCAAGAGGCTGGGATTGTAAATATTATTGATGAAAATCAACATATTGTTGATAAAAATCAACCATATCTTGATCAAGTGAATGACAATCAAGCCCAATGTAATCAAGTGAATGACAATCAAGCCCAATGTAATCAAGTGAAGGATATTCACTCCCATCATCACGAAGCGACTGATACTTTGGGAGCTCTATACTCCAAATATAGAACTATGTAATTTCCATGAAAATCCTGAATAATTACCAACGTTCCAAACACTACAAAATTGTATTTCAACTTCAACTTCATCATCCTTTATGAGAGATTGGAGAGGTCTCCCTTTGACCTCACACATCACTCTCCTATAACGGAATGGAACCTTAACTGTCAATATACGACCATCTAGGGGGTCATCTAGATGACTATTTTTTACCAAGCAAGCTTTATTGAGTTGCATACGTTTTATAATTTCAGTGCACTTTTCAGGAATGACCAAACGAATGTATTTTTTATCGTTATGGTCATACATGGGTGTATGTACTTTTGCTAGAAACTTCATATGTTTCTGTTACGGTATATGAGCATTAAAACTATAAGCACTAAAAGTGTTATAGATAAAACTTGTGTGAGAAGGAGGGGGTTCAATGGTTCCCGAGTTCCGAAGCATTTGTGACTTAGGGACCTTGAGACCTCCACGGCCGCTTCAATACTAGAATAGGGTGTATTCCTCGGAGACATCATACCACACATCGCGACATTTTGAGACTCCCCAAAGAAGGGGAGTTGTCCATGGAGACTTAGGACCCCTGACGATTGGGAGAACTGCCACCGCTCCCCATCCCAATCTGCACCCCAACCAAAACGAATCTCACGTGGTAGTGGAACATCCAACTCACCCAAAACGAGGCTTCTCAACTCTTCTGGTGGTGTAGTGAGAATGTCTTCGGTGAGGTCACATATCACACACGATACAGTCATACCATCAGATAATACAACTGGTTGGAGATTCAATTTAGTTGTCGCAGCAATCTCCAAATCATCCCCAAGTTCAACTGGTTCATTGAAGTCAAATAAAATATTTATACATCCGTATGTACTCTCACGAACTTTCTTTTCCGCGTCAGGTCCCCAGTTATCCCCCAAAAACTTTATAGCTGGACTATTGTCTAGACACAAGAAAAGCATTCCGTCACTAATTGTAGTTGTATCGGAAAACTCAGCTGTGTACCCATCTTCTAAATATTCAACTTCTTTGAGTTCCTTTTCAAACTCAAACCCTACACCTACATCTTCTAAGGCTCTCTGCATTGCGTCGCACATCACCTTACCAGAAACCTTTTGGGTATATTGTTTAGAGAGACCCACGTGATCAAAACTCTTTACAAACTCCCATGCGGACATGGTATCCCACGTGACACCATCTATAATTAGGGGGAGATGTTCCAATACTTGTTGACCACCCTCACTTAATGGACCTAGAGCATCTTTGAGGGACACACCCTTGTACTTTTCAGGTTTGGTGAGTACCCTAGCAGCGAGGGATGTTAGGGTTCCATAATCCTTTATGGACAATGAACGTAATATGAAACTGTATAAATCCTTTTGGGCAGGTTCAAATATATCATCCCAATTAATTCCCATCTCACTAAAGAGACTTTGTGTGTTGACAAACGCCTTGTCAAAAACTATACGGTGTGCGTGAAGATCACGAATTTCCTCACTAGGTTCCCACCATGATCCACCCGCTGAAGACTTCCTATCATAAATTGTTATATCGTGATCACCTGACCTGAGTATTTCCCAAGCGAGTGACATACCAGATGGACCAGCTCCTACTATATGAACTTTCATTCTACTTTTAACTGATATATAATTTTTACATCATTTTTTTCAGTACGGGTGGGACAATATTTCTCACCGCAGTTGGAATACTTGTGGTACCCGCCTCAGAAAAAAGTTCTAGAACACCTAAAATGAGGACAGATTGTTGTGCCATCACCACAATTTTAGCCATAGGACTTATAGGGTATATATCACCGAAACCAACGGTGGATTGAACAGTGAAAGCGAAATAAAGATGATCTAGAAAACTGGAATTCTCATCTAACCCATTAAATGTTTTGAGTTCAGAACTCTCACCAGCCTTAGACATGGTGAAGTATATGAGAGTGAAAAGTAAAATCGCTACAAAGTTAAGACTGATTGTCTTGAACATCATTTATATTTTATAAACATTTTAAATAAACCCAGTCTTCTTACGTTCTTCTGGAGTCTTTATGGTGTATATCACAGTCAGGAATACCATAGTTGATATGAGGGCGTACTCTATATCTTGGGTAGCGCTAAACGCGATAAGCATGAGGGATAGGAATCTAAAACTTTTACTTTCAAATAGGGATCTAAGATTTTGTGGGATAGCTATCGCATTACCAGAGAACAGACCCTGGTACAATATGATGAGGGTAAAAAAGATTGGTTGACTCTTGATAGCTTTTTCAGTTTGATTACTAAAGGGTCCAAGAAAACTTGATAAACTTTTCATTAATATAAGTTAAGATTTAAAAAATAAATATAAGATAAGATGTTATGTGTAGCACAACATAACCCTGTTGTACCAGTCAGTAGGAAACTTAAAACGTGGAAGTTTACCACTAAGTTTTTATGGAAAAATGCAACTGTACAAAATAAATCTGAACTTGGTAAGTGGACGAAGAATGAACTTCTTGAACTTGGTCCGACATTTGTAAAATTAGGTCAAATCGCGTCCACTAGAGGAGATCTCTACCCACCCGAATTTACAAAAGAATTAGAGTCTCTTCAAGATAACGTCCCTTCAGTGGAAATTGAAACTATTGTAAATCATGATATATTCAAGGAGTTTGACCCAGTACCATTTAAGTCAGCAAGTATAGGTCAGGTTCACATGGCAGTACTTCAATCTGGTCAGAAGGTTGTTGTTAAAGTAAAGAGACCGGGTATATATGATATTATGAAAGAGGATACAGATAATATTCGGGACATTGTATATTTATTGGAACGGGTTGGTATCGATACAGGTAATAGTTCTGGATTAGTACTTGATGAGTCTATAGAGTATCTTCTAGGTGAGGCCGATTATATACGGGAGACTGATAATGCTATAAAGTTTCGGAAAAGTATGAAGGATGTTGATTGGGTGAAAGTCCCCAGAGTTTATAAAAAGTATTCAAACGATGATATGATCGTCATGGAATACGTGCCTTCTACGAAACTCACAGAGATTACAGACAAGAGAGTGAATAAGAAGAAGATATGCGAAGCCCTCATAAACGCATACGTCATCCAAACTATGGATAATGGTCTCTTCCATGCTGACCCACACCCCGGTAACTTGGGATTATC